CCATCTTTATAAAGCAGGCTCTTCTGTTGGCTCTAAAAAAGAAACTCTTCCATTAAGAACCTTTTCTGACATGGGCAAGGCAATGAAATTTGTTAAAGAGTCCGTTAGAACTCACATAACAAGTTGCGATTATGATGAGGGTTCTTTCGGTTTTTTAGACAGTGCAGATGACGTTGGTGAATCTTATCCGTATTATCTATTTCGCCTTATACCAAAAGATTTAGATGACCCTATAATCGACTACGTTATTATAGAACTTGTAGATGGTAGCGTTATTGAATTGTAGGACTTTTTGTAATACTCTTTGAGCGTACTGTGGAAACAGAGTGCGCTCTATAGGGCATTACATTGTAGTGTTCTAAAAAATGTGTTAGAGAGGTGATAAAAACATGAGATATTTACCTACTGGTCATTCTACCACAAATTATAAGGTTGTGGAAGATGACGGCTACATTTATTGTGTTTCTTATGGAACACGTGTCGCAAGGTTTCGGAATAATTCTGGGCAATATATCGAATTTGGTGAACTTTGGGATTATTCTCAGACAACAATTCGACACGTTAAATGGTTTCTAAAAGAAATACGCCACTGGCATGAGGACGTATCTTTAAAAAGTTTACGTTCTTATGTAAACCGCACAAATTCGTGGGCTTTTATAAATGTAGTGGACTTTAATACTGGAAAGGCTATAAAAGATTCGCCTTTTTCTGGTAAAGGATTCGTGTTTTAGGCAGGTAGTCTTGCTAAGGAAAACCCCTTCGGGGGTTTTTCTTATGGAGGACTGTGTGTTCTTCCCTACTCTATTATGAGTGTGGTTTCAAAAATGTGTTAGTAAGAGAGAGGAGTGACAATATGTTTATAATTGATGGCGGTTTTATTAAAAGAGACAGTGATTTTTTATGGTGTGCCGCTTCTAACAAAAGGCTAACCGTGGACGACTTAAAAGCGCCTGTTCCTTCTGATTTGTCTGTTAGTGATTTGAGCAGATGGATAAGGAATAATCTTTATGTCGATTGTCATGGGTTGGTCTACTGTAAAGAAGAGAGTGAGAATTTTATCACTTGTGCTGATTGCGGTAGAACTATCCATAAGAGAGAAGCCACTGAAACTGCGAACGGAAACCTTATTTGTCGTGAGTGCTATGCGAATTATTATGCAACGTGCGCTCATTGTGGGCGTGTTCTCAGACAGAGGCATGGTGATACGTGGATAGTATGTCAGAACGGAAGCCGTGAAAGATTATTTCTCTGTAATGATTGCACCGACCATTCAGACTTTACTCCTTCAACAAATGGTCACTACCATTCTTGTGATAGGTGTGGTGACTTGATTCTTGAAGGAGAAGAACATGACATAAACGGAATGATTATGTGCGAACGGTGCTATCATGATTTAAATGGTGATGTTATTCATTCTTACCATTATCGCTCTGACCCTGGCTATGGTATGCCGTTCTTAGGAATTGAATCAAGGAAGAGTTCGCCTCTTATGGGTGTTGAACTTGAAATTGATAGAGGCGGCGAAAATAATAGCAGTGCGACCCAAATCAGAAAGGCTATCGGAAAAGATTTTGTTGTTGCGTGTCATGATGGTAGCCTTAGAGATGGTTTTGAATTAATTTCCTGTCCTGCCAGTTATGAACATCATATCGGCAAACTTAAATGGCGTGACGGCATGATAAAAGCCCGTGAATTGGGATATATTTCTCATGATGGCGGTCGTTGTGGTTTGCACGTTCATATTGATAGGAAATTTTTTGAGACCGATAATCAGAATGAGATTGAAGCGAAGTTTTTTGTTTCCTTTAGAAACAATCTTGACTGGTTGAAGGTCTTTAGTCGCAGATTCTATTATGATTACTGTATGATTAATGGGTACGAAATCAATACTGATGGTAGTATGGATACGTTAGGAAAAATCCCTTATCCGCCAGACAGAGTTTGGGTTCAGAATAAGAAGCAAACCGATGGTCGTCATATGGCTCTAAACTTTGAGCCTCAAAACACTATTGAGGTTCGTATCTTTAGAGGTACATTGAATTATGAGACCTTCGTTGCTACCCTGCAATTCGTTAAGATGTGGGCAGGGTTTATTAAGAGAACTTCTTATGAGGACATTGTTCGGCTTCGTTTGACGAACTTCGTTAGTGAAGCAGAACGGCGTGGTTACAGAGAGTTTGTTGAATATTTAAAAGTCCGCAATATTATTGAGGGCGAAAACACTGGTTATTGATGCCAATTTAAGAGAGCCACTTCGGTGGCTCTTTTATGTGGGTAGCAAAACCCAAAAAATGTGATGAGTTATGACAAAGGAGAGTGGTATTAATGTGTATTATTATGTACGCACCGAGCAACAAGACCATTGAGGAAAAGAAAATCCGTACTGCATTTGAGAACAACCCCGATGGGGCAGGTCTTATGTGGTACGACAAAGATGGTGATGTTCATTACCGCAAAGGTTTTACTAAGGTAGATGAACTTATCAAATTCTTTAATGGTTTGGGTCGGGCTTTTCCGAGGGCGATTCATTGTAGAATTGCTACATCTGGCAAAATTTCTTCAAGAACTTGCCACCCCTTCCCTATTAGCGACGACTTTGATGTTATGGGAAAGGCTAAGGGAGACCCCGAACTTGGGGCTATGATGCACAACGGTATCTTTAGTGCCTATACGCCTAAAGAGGGAATGAAAGCAGACTACTCTGACACTATGAACTACAACAAAGAGGTAATTTATCCAATTGTTTCTGAGGGGATGATTACCAATTCGGGCGTAGTTAATCTTCTTAGTGAGATGACAAGTCGTGTTCTTCTCTTCCTGCCTGGGTTTATAGTGGGTAGGTTTGGTGCGTGGACACAAGATAAGGAAGAGGGCTTCTATGCAAGTAACGATACATATGACCATGCAAGATACACGTATCGTTATCCTTCTTACTACACCGACTACGATAATCCTTATTGGTGGAAAAACCAATATGGAACTACTGGCAATACTGTTTCAACGTGTTCCACGTATTCTAATACGGGGAAGAGTGAACAGTTTAAAGAGCCAGAGCCAGAGTATTCTTATTCGATAATGATTAACGCAGATACTTATGCTAAAGCGTGTGACCTTATGGAAACATTCTTAGACAAGTATCACGGTCTCATTGTTGACGAAGATTACGTGGTCGAAACCCTGTTTCAAGTTGATACAGGGATGTTTGAGTTTTCGTTTGATTCTTATTCCAAACTTGAACAGTATGAGGAAATTAGAGACCCATTCTTTATCAGTTACATTGCAAAGATTGCAAAAGAGAAATAAGGAGTTTGTTGTTAAGGCGTCCTTCGGGGCGTCTTATAGAGCAAACTGCTCTAAAAAATGTGTTAGTTAAGAGAAAGGATGTGACAGTATGTTTTCTATCAGAGAAGACGGAGTGGTATTGTACAACGGTGAACCTATTACTTGTCATCATTGCGGCAGAGTTCTTACTAAGGATGATTTAATCGACTTAGAAAACTTTGATTTTCGTGAGGACGAGGACGGTAACGAATACTGCAACGAATGTGCTACTCGATTAAGAGAGTGCAGGGATTGTGGCAGGGTTTATCATCGTGATGATATGTATTCCACAGAGAATGGAGACATCGTGTGCGAAGAATGTAGAAACGACCATTATGCCACTTGTGAGGACTGCGGAGATTTGGTTCATGACGATGATTTGCAGGCTCTTGAAATGTGGGATGGTAGTATTCGTGATTTATGTTCTTGCTGTGCAGAGGATTACTATTATTGTGATTCTTGTGAACGCTATGTTCATTGCGATGATGCTCGTTGGAATGATGATGATGAACCTCGTTGCCCCGATTGTTATGAAGAAGAGGAAGGAGACGATACCGTGATTCATGATTACCACTACACTTCAGTGCCGGGTTATGGAATGGAATTTCTTGGCGTAAAAGAGCGTACTAAAAAATGTATGCTCGGCATCGAACTTGAAGTCGAATCCAGAGATGGGAAATGCACTCGTGAAAGAAACGATGATGCAGAAGAGGTCATGCAGACTATTGGTGAAAACCATGTAGTAGTATGCAACGACTGCTCTTTAGACCATGGGTTTGAGATTATTTCTTGCCCTGCTACATTATCCCATCATAGGGATACCCTGCATTGGGAAGATGGTCTGAGAAAACTTATTGAACTTCGGTATCGCTCTCATGACGGTGGTCACTGTGGACTTCATGTTCATATCGACCGCAAGTATTTTGATGGGCAGGATAAAGATGAGGTTGAAGCAAAATTCTTCCTGTCTTTCAGAAACAATATCGAATGGATTAAGGTTTTCTCAAGACGCAGAGACTATGGATTCTGTGTACCGAACGGTTATAACGACAGTGAGGTAAGCAGGATTGATAAGTTCGTTGTTCCGCCCGATAAGGCATGGGTTAAGAGTAAGAAGCAGAGAGGTCGTCATTGTGCATTGAACTTTAATCCGAGCGATACCATTGAGATTCGTATCTTCCGTGGTACTTTAAAGTACGAATCTTTCATGGCTACGTTAGAGTTCGTTACAATGTGGGCTTTCTTAGTAAAGTCTGCTAACATGACGAATATCTGCGATTTAAATCTTGACCACTTCAAGGCGTTAGCAAGACGCAATCGGTTAAACCACTTCCTTGAGTATGTTAAGACAAGGATTGTGGAAAATCCGCCCGAAACATCTGAAGCGGAATAAGTGCCAACCTATACTCACCCCCTATCGGGGTGGGTATACATGGGTACTTAGCCCAAAACAAAAAAATGTGTATAAATAGAAAGGGTGATGTTATGACAATAGGGAAAATGATTGTGTATTCTTTGTCTACCAATGTAAATATTACATTAGAAGAACTTGAAGAAAAAGCGGGAGAATATAATATTCCATTTTGGATTCTGCCTACAAATGAACACGTGGAGATTAAGAGATTAAGAACCATGTTACAAAAGGCGTTCTTTTATTGTAATGGTATAAACATTAGGGAGAATGGTGGCGTGGTCTTTATTCCCAGAAATTCTATCCCGACTTGGAATGATATACGTGATTTAATTAAGTCGGTATATGGATTCAAAGAACTTGTTGAAATTTCCTATGAAGATACTCAAGACAATAAGGGTATTATTCAAAAGAAATTCAAAGATGAACTTGATATTTTTATGAATAAAGAAGTTCCTAACTTTAAAGACGAGAGAGGGAACTTTAGATTACCACGTGTCCGTATCGACTTAATGAATTGTACAAAGTCACGTATAGAATATATGCGTGGCAAGACTGCTATATATAGTGGGATAGTTGGTGGATTTGATAATTATATACACAAAATTAATTTCCTATACGATGGGATTCAAGAAGCAATAGAAATGAGGGAAGAAGAAATTGAAGAAGAAAAACTTTATGGATATTAACTTTAGAATAACGAAGTATAGGGTTTCACACATTTCCCCTATATGGGATTATTCGTAATTGAAAAAGCGGGGGCGTAAAAGCCCCCGCTTATTTTTTTTGTCCATTTTTAAAATCGAACTTGTGTTCGATTGACAAATTTATACTATTGAGTTATACTATATATGCGGGTAGACTTGTCACCTATCCGTCTCTAACACATTTCCCCCTATATCTATATGGTATAGGGGGTTTTATTTTTGTTTTATAAAACTTTCTATGGGTAGCCAGTTCTTAAAGTCGCTTACTTCTATATAGGCGTCGCCTGAGAATTGGCTACCTATTTTTTTTACCCTTTTTTCGCATTTGAAATAGTTTTCTAATATGGGTTTTATTTGTTCATTCTTCTAAACATCTGGTATAACCAATAGGCTTTCCTTTATTAAAGATGCGTTGCAAAAGATTATATTATTATCACTTGCCACTCCACGATAAAAATAAAATACTGGAGTAGCGAAATGTTCTTCACGTATTTTATTTAACATCAATTGGTACGCTTCTACTCTAATAATATCTCTTGAACGCCCTGTCTTTAATTCACAGAAACACGTTTTACCTTTCTTAGAAACCATCATGTCTGGTGCAAGCCTTACAGAAAGAGAGACTGGAGATTGGTTTGAACGCAAATCGTTCATTGTTTCTTGTTTGTAATTATGATGATATGATAAGTCTGTAACTTTAAATCCATTGTTTATAAGTATAGATGTAAAATCGTTTTCAAAATCAACGTGCGGATATGCAAGTATATGCTCATTTAAATACGTGGTTTTCACCTCCATATTTGATAGGTTCTAATTCTTTTCTTATCATCTCAATCGTTCTTTTTATATCACGACTTACCGTTGAACGGTGAAGGTTATACATCTTACCTATATCTGTATACTTTAATCCACTTTCTTTTAATAAATAAAATCCCACGCTTCTCTTTGAAAGTCTTTTTAATACATCGTCTTCCGCCCTTGATATTTGTTCTTTATCTAATTTCTCTATTACAATATCTTCTGGACTGTGGGTATATAACTTATCACTACCTATTACACGAATCCTATCTTCTCTATGCCTTACCTTTGCTGTTTGCGCTCTCAATTGATTCCATTCAAGATGTTCTATCCTGCGAATTAAATCATTTGCCTCTCCCTCTATCATGCCGTACCCATGACGCTCTGGATGTTGTTTGTTTATTTCTTTTTCTCTTTCTATTGCATCTTCTATTATTTGTTCTAATGTGTCGGAGGGTTTTCTTTTAATGGTAGACACTGTTATTTAACTCCAGTGCTACCAAATCCCCCTTTACCCCTTTTAGTTTCAGAGAGAGAACTGGTACGTGTTAATTCTGCTTTCTCTATCTTAATGGGCATTGCTTGGGCTATACGGTCTCCCTTTTTGATAACTATTGTTCCTTCTGGTAAATACCCATATGAATAATCCATATCTACTACTGTACCATCAACCAATTTATAAGACGGAACAAGGTTCGTTACCATTGGTTTAGGCATTGCGTTTTCTAAAAGAACCATTACTTCTCCTCTATAGTCGTTGTCGATAACTCCTACGGAGTTTGCGAAACGCAACGTGGTCTTTTTAGAAACGCCACTACGAGGATACATCATAATTCCGTATCCTTCTTCTGGTTCAAAAATAATACCAGTCCTTACTGTAGCACATTCGGAAGGTCTTATAACAACATCTTCCGCAGAATATAAATCAAAGCAGGATGCTTCTTCCGTAGCATACTTAGGGAGTTTTACTCCTGCCATTGTTTGTTTAAATTTTATCTCCATTCTTTTACCCCCATAAAATTAGTCTTATTAAAAAGTTCTTCTAATTCTTCTTTGTAATAACCATTAAATAAAAGTTTCTGATTCTTTGATGCAGGGAAAGAACCTTTTGGATTTAATTTGTTTTCATCATATCGTCCACACTTTACGACATCATAATAAATCCATACCCATTCGGGCAGGTCTATTTCTTTTGCACCAGTAAATAGCCAAATTTTATATACGGACGAAAAGTAATAACAAATAAACTCACTAATTTCTTTTGCAATACTTTCATCTTGACATAATAAATCTCCGCCTGTTATATATATATTCTCTATTAGATTACCAAACGGTTCAATTCTTTTTTTAATCTCTTCACAAAACTCTACAAGGTCTACTTCTTTGCCACCATCAAAGGGTTGTGTGTCGGGGTTGTGACACCCCGCACACTTTCTATAACAACCCTGCATATAAATCTCAAACGACTTGTTCTTTAGGGAGAACTCCGTCCCTGCTATTCTTATTTTCCTCACTCTGTTCTTCCTCTCTAATTAGTTCTAATGTTGAAAATCTTTTTCCGTTTAATTGAAACCCATTTAACGTGAATCTAAAATCACATTTAAGAATTGCAGACAGGAAATTTAATTCTTCTGGTGTGTCAACATTAACATATAAATAGCCACAATTATTTTTAATCATTAACCCGAATTGTCTTGCAAAAAGATGTGTTTCTAATGTTTTTCTATCGTCATCGTCAACGCCTAATAATATTAATTTCATTGTATCACATCCATTTAATAGAATTTTCTTTCTGGGAAATCATGTTGCCTACGTTTGATATGCCAATTCTTTGTGTTGGTAAGGAATCCAACAACACGTGTTAATTTATCGGTAATATCTTTACCACAAATAGGACACTTTGTATCTTCTCTACCGACACTGACATGACCATCTTCGCATACGTTAATGACATAATTGATTGCTTGATATACAACCCCTTGTTTAGCAGAAGAAGTAATTAATTCCACAATTTCTTTAGGGTCTTCGATTGTCTCTGCAACATTTATGTGCATAATAGCGCCGCCAGTCATAAGGTGGTCGAACTTACCTTGTAATAATATACGATTTAATAAGTCTGTCTGTACTGTCAAGGGGATAAATTGGTTAGAATAAAATTCGTACTTATCGTTATACCCAACAATCTTATCCGCTTGCGCTAATTTAATTGCAGAGTTTTCTGATGGGGTCTGCTCACAATTATGAGGATAACCGAAGCGTTTCTCCTGCTCTTTATTAACTGCGTTCACTGTCTCTAAAATCTTTTGAACAATGTCTTGTCCTTCTTTAGTAAGGATGTCGTACCCAAGAATCTCTACTGCTTCATTGATACCGTTCAGACCGCAAGTAGAATATTGTTTCTTCAAGTCCATAAACCCTAACGTATAAAGAGGGAGGTTGCCATTTTTAATACGTGTCTTAATAACATGGCGTTTGATTGCATTTACTTCTGCACATTCACGAACCATTTGTATAAGTTTAACGATGAACAAGTCTTCTTTGTTCTCTTTACCATACATAAAGGCTTCGTGTTTTGCCTCATATGCAATCCTCGGTAAATTGATGGTAGTCACAGATAATGAACCAATCTTAGTGCCTCCTGCGCCAAACGTATTAAAGTATTCATGGTCTGCCTCACTACGCAAACGGCAACAAGAACTTAATATAGATGTAGAACCAGTGAAGAAATTAATCCAACCAAACTTGATATTCTTTTCCGCAACAAGTTCTAAGAAATCTCTATCAAGAATATTCTTTTTATCATCAATAGAGAAACAAGCCGTTGTCACTGGAAACGTACATGGTGTTTTGTTTAATGTTTCATTCATTACATCCATATACATAATCTGCAATTTCTTTACCGATTCTGGATTCGGTTGAGAACCATCGGGGAATCTATATTCTCCGCACATCTTCTTTAAGAAATTGTCGTCGAACAGAGAGACATTTGTGAAAGCACTCTGATGTCCCCCACGGAAGGGTTGGTTTACAGAGAAGATAAACGACTGAATCTGTTGTTTAACTTCTGGGTCTGTAATAGCACCACAAGCGACCTCTTTATCATAGAAGTACGACATACAAATTAAGAAGTCTGCCAATCCTACTGCACCCGCAACACTATTGCTTGCATATGTTACAAATTGAATCATTTGATTTACATATGAATTCAAATGTTTAGGGGGTTCAGACTTAATCTTATTAACAAAAGGCAACCCACTAAATACTACATCAAGGCAGGAGAAGTTAAAACAATATGGTGTGGTCGCAAACTTATGAAAGTCATTGATATAAAAGTCTTTAAAGAATTGCGCCTTACATAAGTTCTCTGCCTCTTCTCTACCAAAAAGTTTTTTTCCGTACTTCCACAACAGATAGTATGCGTTTACACGGAACAGAGGCTTAGGAACTTCTGCTTCGTATGCTATAATAGAAATGTCGTCTACGTTTGCATTACTATCTACAGAAACATCTGCCGCCGCTTGGTCTGGTTTACCGAAGAACTTTTTAGAAAAGGCGACCATATCTGTTTGCTTTCCTATTCCATCAAGGGTTGCAAGTTCTTCGTAAAATGGACTCTCTTTTAAAGAGTCCATAAACGAATCAAATTCATTTCCATATGTAAAGTTAATCAGCATTAGGGGTGTCCTCCTTTATGCCACTATTTTGTTTAATAAAATCTTCTGGGTCTTTTAACCATGCCTTAAATACTTCCACGGAAAACGAGGGTACTCCTCTTGTTACGTGATTATCAAGCATATCTTTACACGCAATAGCATCTTCCTTGTTCTCACTTCTAAAGATAACAATTGTAGTGTCATCAATATACAAGTCTTTGACAACATCACTATCACGTGTTGCAAGTCTCCCTCTTAACCCAGGCTTTACAACGCCATATACACGATATACTTTCTTTCCGTTCTTATCTGTGTAAGAATCTACTCCATATCCAATAACATCTATAGAGCGTACTGGTCTTTCTGTAATTACTGTAATCATTTATATCTCCCCCTAATTCTATTTACTGTTTTATATTTGATTGCGAAATAGAATTTTCTTTTACCGTACTCTTTCATTGCAACAATTTCAGAGTCGTCTTGTTTAAACCAACCTTCTAATTGACCGCATTTTGCGGCACTTATTTTTAATCCACAAAGAGGAAGTGAGCCATCTATACACATTGTTAAGAACTCTTCGTCCGTTAAAATGTAACAAAGATGTTCAATGTTCTTAACATTCCACGGCTTATTGTGTCTCATTCCTACAACATAAGACGGTAATTTCTGTCTTGATTTTACCTCTATACGAATAGGGGTTTTCCCGCAATACATTATTACATCGCCACGCAACTTATCTATACCAACTTTCTTTAAAGCGCCAGACATCGTAACTCTTTCTGCGGGTATACCGTTCTCATTTAAAAACCTTTCTAATTGTTTTTCTGTAGTGTATCCTCTGCGTTTATTCCTTCTCCCCATTCTCTGTCGGGGTGTCATCTCCGATGACTTTATTCTCGTCACTATTATCCACCACCATTTGAGGTACTTTTACATATAATCCACAAATACATTTGCCATCAACACGATAGTTCTTACACGGACACATTGTATCTCTATCCTTTTTAGGTTGACATGGACAATATCCGCCACCCTGTAATAATGCTGTGAGTAAATGTTCTCTTGCAGAATCGTTTGGATTAAACATATCTCCTTCTTTGGGAATCATTAATGTATGCCACGGTGACTGTAATCCAACGCCCTTCTCTGTACCAACAAGTTGATATGTATTTTCCTTCTCCAATAATTCTTGATGGAGTCTATTTAAATACCACCCTGCTTTTTCGACATCTTCAATTCCATTTTTCTCTTCATAACGCCATAAGTATTTAATTACATTACTTACGCAAACCGCTTCAAACGGAGGTTTGTTAATAGTAGCCGCCTTTAATGCGTCAATACACTCTACTCCTCCTTGATTATAATGTGTCGGATGATTTACATTATCTTCCATTACCAAAAACCTCCTACGTGTAATACATAAATATCTATAACGGCGAGTATAGAAGCAAGAGTAAATGTAACTAATGCTCTTTTAATGTTACCACTCTGTACATATTGATTAAGAGCAGTAGCGGGTATAGAAATAATAATATATACAAGCGCTATCCAATGCGCCCAACACCAATTGTTAAACATTATTCGCCCTCCTTTAATAAGAAGTCTGGGTTGATAACTTTGAATGAAATATTTTTCTCTTCATTACGACACACAATCCCTTCACGTGGTTCTTTGCCATCACGATACAGACTTGTTCCTTTTGCGTATTCAACAATATCTGCAATCTCCCACTGTGGGGGAACAATGAAGTCGTTGTTTAATTCTGGAACACAATTCAATGATGTGGTTGCTAACCACTCTTTCATGTCGTGATAGTTTAAACGCTTACCGTCAAATACAAGATTAAATGGCATGAACATATGTCCACTCAAGTGATACTTATTGCCTTGAATAGACTGTCCGATAATTTCACCCTGTAATACGCAGAGTTTACAACCACTTTCAAAGGCAATAGCACGAAGAATTTCTTCAATCTGATACTTATTTGCTACATTCCAATATGGAGAATCATCTTCTTTTAACAACCACTTGTTGCGACTACACACACCGAAGTTATTATCTTTTAAGAAATATGTTGCAGATGTACCGTCCATCTTTTCTGTAACAGACAACGGGATATATCCCATACGTAATTCGTCAAACAGGATAGGCATATTCTGTATACGTTCTTCGTCAGTCTTCTTGATAAAGTCTGGAAAGTTATCCACAGATTTATGTTTATGAATCCACCAGTTACGAATACATTTGAACCGTTTAAAGGGTTTCAACCACCACGGAAACTCTACTTTATTATGCCCCGCTAATTTCTGCCACCATACTTTTTCTTGTGCGGCTTCGGGGTCATACTTTTTAATACCCAAGAACTCTGTTACATCGTCTCCTTCAAGACAACCGCATTGACAAGCGATTGTTCCAAAGTGAGGAATAATACTGGTTGGCAATACTAACCCTTGAGATACTTGTCCACGTAACTTGATAGTCTTCACACGGAATTTGTACTTACGCATGAACTCAAACTCTGGTTTATCTGGTAGAATAGAATCAATCTCTACATACACTACCATATCTCCGACCTTGAATCCGTCTGCTTTATTTACGACACATTCCCAACCATCAATGATAGCGACCTCAATACGGTCTGCGTTCTGAATCGGTCTTAATTCTTTTATCTTTCTTATAGTCGCTAAATGTCTCATTTAGTCCTCCTTAAAAACGTGGTGCGCAATCAGCAACAGTACCGACATTCATTTTCTCATTAATCTCGTCAATTTCTTTATAAATATCTTTGATTCTTGCTTTTACTCTGATGACATTGCTCTCTAATCTTCCAAGTTCTCCCTGTCCTCTTTCTAATTCTTGCCATAAAGAATCTCTTTTCAGATTAATTTCTTTCCACTTCTGCTCTGCTTTCTTTTGTTTCTTTAACAACTTCTTTTTGTTCATAATTACTTATCCTCCGTCCAATTTCTACTTAACATTGCTAATATATTTACTGCGTGTTCTCTTGTTTGTGGCGGTGCATCTGGTATATAGAACACTATCATTTCTGCCGCCCTATGAATAATCTCTACATCATTAAGATATGGGTCTACTTGGTGTCCACACAGTCCACCTATCATACGAATGGCAGTAGGGTTTAAAGACAATACTGCATCACGCAACATCTTCCCTGTCATTTTCTACCTCTACCCTATCCTTCGTATAAGACCATGACTGACCGACTTTTTCTTTCGGACAGTAAGAACCATCTTCTGCTTTTCCTTTTGGTTCTTTAGTCTTTCGATTAAATTTCTTTTTTGCCTTAAACTTCCCAAACGCTACTATCTCTGCCAGTTGTGGATTATCAATCTTTGGTACTCCTTTTTTGTCTGCGTGATACACGAGATTCGCCAACTCATATAATTTCATCGTATCGCCCCCGTATATAAACCTCTTATGATAACGCATATCATTATGACCCAAGAAATAAACACCATAAGGGGTATACTTTCTCTAATGTAGTCATTAATCTTTTCTAATATGTTTAATCCATTATCTCCACCCATATTCTTTTTCTCCCCCATTCAATCGCTCTATCGTATGATTCCATAAATATATCTAACTTATCATTATGACCTGCACCAAATCTATCTTCCACTATATACTCATGCCCATTTACACGTACACGTGTACCGAAAGGTAAGTGGTCACAAGCAACGGTTCTACCCTCTACTGGATATACACCACTTGCTGTAGTATTACCAGTGGGGCAGTAAGCGGTAATATCCATAAGTTGCCATACAAGTAAACTTGCCAATAAAAATTTTTTAATTATTAATCATGCCCCCTTATTACATAAACCCATAATTCTGTATCCACATGATTGACACAAGAATGAATCATCTGGAGCAGGGAGAAACATTCCTGCTTGTATACCAATTTCTACATTGTCGTATACGTTTTGATAAAACTCTATTTCTGATTCCTTAACATCCTTTTCGTCAATTACAAATGAATCGTGTTTGAACATATACTTACCAGTGTCTTGGTCTTTATATTTTTTCCACTTCTCTTTTATAAAGACAATCTTTGTAGGCATCTTGTTAAATTGTTCTTTATATGCCCATGCATACGTTGCCATATTACACGCATATGATTTACTATCTGCCATTCCAGAAAGACCACGACCAAACTTATAGTCAATAATAATTCCGTCTTTTGTAACGGCATCTGCGAAACATAAGATTGGGAAAGACCCTTCTCCACGACTAATCTCAAATTTCTGTTCAACAAGTTCTACATTATACTTTCCGTATACGTTATCATAGAAGTCATCACACGCAAGGCACCCTTCGTTTGCAAGATACTCTTTACTGTCGTTTTTCCATTGATTTACTTGTTGAGATAGTTCATCCCAATTACTTAAAAACGCCTCTTTAAATTTCTCTTTTGTAAGATTCTCTTTATAGAGAACTTCTATGGCTCTGTGCATAGCAGAGCCATAAGAAGTCATTGCATACTTAGACGGATTTTCTACTCCAAGAATCTTTTCAAAATATACTCTCTTACCACAAGAACGATACGATTGAATTGTACTTGGAGACAGATGTTCAATCATCAATATTTACCTCATGAATTTCGACCTTTGCGTCAATACCTACTCTCTTTAAATAATCTTCAATCTTTTCGACTTCCTCTTTTAATCTATTGTCGGTTTCTTCTTTTTCTTCTTCATTGTCGCAATCTACCTTTTCATCTAAAATATCAATGGCTTTTGCGACAATCTTTGCGGCTTTTTCTGCACCGTACACATCGAAAAGTCTTTCAAGTACGTCGCTAAATTCAGAAACATTGATAATCATCATCGGATTTTTCTCTAAAATAGATTGAAGAATATATGCGGCGGATGAAGGATGCATCTCTGAGAGCATTTCCGCTACTCTCATGCCACCATTTTCAATTTCAACCCTATCCGCTTTTTTCTTATCTTCTTCAGAAAGAGATTCGTACACTACATTTCTCAAATCTTTAAGAGCGTTAAATTCTTTTTCGCCAATTTTACTCATATTATCTCTCCTTATACCATTTTAAAATTAGTTTCATCTGCATCAAAACGATAGCAAAAATCTCTTTGTCCGTATCGTCTACGACCCTTAAGGATTGCTATGTTTACACAATCTTGAAGTCTTGCCTGTTCCTCTAATGATAACGATGGGTTCTCTCCATCACGCCACATTCCAATAATCCAGTCTGCCGTGGCTTCTATATCGCCACCACCTTTCATTTGTGTCAAGTCTGGTTTTTCCCACGGCTTACCTTCACGATTTAATTGTGAAAGAATTACAGGAACTACGTTCATTTCTTTTGCCAACGGTTTAAAGGAACGTACAGTTTCAGACATTACGGTGTACTCTGAGGTTCCTGGCATATACTGTAAGTAATCAAGAATAATCATATCTGTTGGAGTATCAAACACCATTGTATTCGCCACGTTTATATATGTACGAATATCATCTACTGTTAAATTGTTTTTATCCACGATAAGAAGTTTCTTGTTTAATGCTCTTTGTACAGTAAGTGCCATATTATCTCCGTTCATAAGAAGTTCTTTTACCTCATCTTCCCTTTTCCTCATGAACATTGCGATAAGTCTTGTTATTAAAGTAGCCGCACTCATCTCCATTGAGAAGAATATTACATTCTTTTTCTCACGAAATGCCGCATGAAGAGCGATTTGAATTGCCGTAAATGTTTTACCTACGCCACTATATGCGGCAACCATAACGACTTCTGACTTTAACAACTTGCTCGTACTTTCATCTAAGTCTGGAAACCCTGTTCCTATAGAACCGTTTGACATGAGTTCACGGAATTCTGATACGCATTGCAATGGAGACTTAAAATCGTTTACAAAACTTGTTTCGGTTCTTGTTCCATTCGCTATTCCAATAATATCCTTAGTATCTTTACCCCATCTAACCGCCAATTTTTCTGCGATTTCTGTTCTAATAAGTGGGTTTGCTACGGTATTAAGGTAATCTAATGCGAACTGATATTCCGTTTCTCTGTCGGGGCATTTTTCTATACCCCTTACACAACACAACACATCTATATGCTCAGAGGGTAGGTCGGAAATGTTTAATCCTGCAACGTGTAAATCTGAAAAATCCTTATACCCATCTGGAATTTTTACAATACGGACATTAAGATTACTTCCGTACTGTTTAAACTTGTCTCTTAATTGTTCAATACGTCCTTGCCCTGCTTCATCATTATCTGGGGCTAACATTACAGTAAATTTCTTATCATACTCTTGTAACTCTTTTGCAAGAAGTCTGATATGATTTTGTGTTAATGTTGCGCCAGTATAACCAACACACGGAAGACCCTGATTGTCTGCACTTGCTACATCAAAATATCCTTCGCAAAGGTATATCCTGCCTTGCTTGTGCATAATTTTTCTTGCCCTATCGAAATTATAGAGTAGGTCTCCTTTTGCATAATACTCATTGTTTCTATCGTTTACGTATTTAGGAACTCCATCTCTAAAGTTTCTTTCTGCGTGGGCAACATACATTCCGTCTGCGTTTCGGATTGGTATTGTAATACTTCCTCTTTCTTCATTGAACCCATATCCAAAGGCTTCAATTGTATCTTCTGATAGTCCACGCTTCTCAGTAAGATAAGTTTTTGCAAGGTCAACGTGTCTTTTAAATGATTCGCACAAGTCGTATTGTTCTTCAAAGTAACTCTTTGCACGTTGATATTCTTCGTTCCCCTCGTAGTCAATGTCGTACATATCGGCAAGTTCTTCTAATGCTTTTGTAAATGTTACATTGTGTAAAGCCATATGTAATTCTACGATAGAACCGCCAATGCACTCTTTAAAGCAATACCATTTCTTACTTGTACAAGAGAACGTATCTTCACTCTCTCCGTTATGAATGGGGCATCTACAACGATACCCCTTTCCTGCGGAATGAACCCTTACACCGTGTTGAGTAAGATAGTCTGGAATATCGCCACGCAATATAATGCTATCTTTTAATCTCAATTACATCACTCCAAACTTCCAAAGATTACTGGTGCTACCTCTTTAAGTTGAGCCAACATCTCTTTTGCAAGTTCTCTAATTTCCCATTGCGCTCTTTTATCCATACGCAATTCAATAAAGTGCAACAATTCTCTTGCGTTCATTGTAACTACAAGGTTTGTAGTGGTTGCGTTTGGCAATAAATATCTTGCGTCTTCTTTAGGAATTTTATATTTCTCAACCAACAGTGTGTACGCTTCTGAAATATCATCTAAGATATTGTTAAAATGATGAAGAGCATTTTCGTCTTTTTCAATTGAAGGAGGAATTACTACACCAAATTTTTCTCCACGTACATATCTCTGTGACTGTTGACTATAAGATGCAATTCTGTGCCTTACAATTTGATGCGAACACGCCCTACTAATACCTTCGATAGAGAATGTAAAGCAACAGTGTTCTAATATAGAGCCGTGTCTCTTTTCTACAAGTTCTTTTAATAACGACAATGCTCTATCTTCTTCGACTTTTTCATGTGATGGTGTCGTCATATGGGTTGCATCCCAAATATCACAGAACCCCTTTTCTGAATAACATACCTTTGCGGCACAATACGCTTTGTAGTCTGCAAACCTTGGATAATCTACTAATACTACTCTCATACAACCTCCTCAATTTCTAACCCAATCTCAATATCAATATCTCCAGAATGTAATCTATCGAGTAACAAGTCGGGGTCAATGTCAGTAAGTTCTGCGTACCACGGAGACCTAATGAATCTCTCAATGCGTCTACGAATAATACTTCCCTTTGGATTATCTTTAGATTCTACGTAATCAATCATTGCTTGATACACGATTGCACTTGCTAACTGCTTATACGCATAATCAATAGGGTTCATATTTTTCTTCATTGACATCTCTCCCTTCTTATTCACTAAGAATGTCGTTTAACATATTCTCATCGAACTGTTTATATTCGTCTACCTTTTTAATTGGCTTTCTACGCCTTTCTTGGTCGTATAATATCGCCTTTGGAACTACTTCCCATATCATCAAGCCGTCATGCCTATTATCTGTTAAGTAATTGTAAAGTACCGATAATATAGGCTCTGGTTGTTTCTTTAGATAATTTATACAAGCAAACAGTCTTGCTTTGTATTTAACGCTACTTTTCTTTCCGTCTTTAGCGATATATAAACGAGCCAAGTAATAACACTTCTTACCAACATCTAACTCAGTAAAGTCTTGTTTGTTCTTATAGGTAAATGGCATTTTTGATTCTCTCCAATAGTGCTTTTAACTTACGCCAAAATGTTTCTTTCCTATATTTCTTTGGCACGTTTCTCTTCTTATAAATTTCTGGAAAGATTGCGTCCTTAAAAAACCTTAATTCGTTTTTGTGAATAATATACATATCTTTCTTGTTGATTGGGTTTTTTACCGTCAATGATTTCAACTCACCACATTTAACCCATTTCCGTACTGTCAAAGAACTTACGCCAAGATACTTAGCCGCATCTTTGATTCCCACGTATGAGTCTTTGTCTAAAATGTTTTCCAAGTAATCACCCTTTCTTCACCACGTTTTCCGTGGTAACACATATAAAAAAATAATTGGTTTGTGCGGCGTTTCCGCTTGCCCAAAGTGATTGTACCACAACCACGGAAAGCGTGTCAAGTTTTCGTGGTGGACAAGTCAACACCGAACTTATAATACAAACAATAATTAAATCTTATAATACGGAAGGGATTGTTCCGTATCAAAACACCGAAGGTGTTGCGATTAGTATAATAAATCCAACCGAAGGTTGGATACCCTATGGGTATTTCTTTCTCTTTTTTCTTTTTTTCTTTGGTTCTTTCTTTTTTTCTTTTTTCTCTTTCTTTATTGGCATACTTAATAGACCCACCCTACTTTCGTAAAGTGCGCCTGAGATTGGCAAGAGAAAGAACCTTATGAACAAGTCTGTACACTACTTGTTATATTTATTGGTGGGGAAGGAGGGACTTGAACCCTCACGGTATTACTACCTACGGATTTTAAGTCCGTTGTGTCTGCCAATTCCACCACAACCCCTTATGGTCTCCCCTATAGGAATCGAACCTATATCGTAGGATTAGAAGTCCTGTGTTCTGTCCGTTGAACTAAGGAGAGAAATGGAGCCACGTATAGGAATTGAACCCATATCAAATGCTTACAAGACACCCGCACTACCATTGTGCTAACGTGGCATATGGAGCGGATAACGAGGTTTGAACTCGTGCCTTTAGTTTGGAAGACTAATATGCTACCATTACACTATATCCGCATTGGTAGCGGGTGAGGGAATCGAACCCCCTTTAACTGACTTATGAGGACAGTAAGATACCTCACCTTCCACCCGCAATGTGGTACTACCGAATGGACTTGAACCATTATAGGTCGCTTATAAGGCGACTATTCTAACCTTTGAATTACGGCAGTAGAAAGATAGGAGTGGGGTTAGCACTCCTATAGAGGTGACTTCTTTGGCGTAGAAGTCGTTGGCTCGGTCGTCTGGATTCGAACCAGAATAATCGGTTTTAGAGACCGAAGTGTTACCATTACACTACAACCGAATTGGCGCAGGAGAAAGGACTCGAACCTCTAATTACGGTTTTGGAGACCGCTGTTTTTACCAATTAGACTACTCCCACATATGGTCTCTGTAGTAGGATTTGAACCTACGACCACTTGTTCCCAAAACAAGTGCGCTACCAAACTGCGCTATACAGAGAATTGGTTCCAGAGGTAGGGGTCGAACCTACGATGCAGGATTCAAAGTCCTGTGTCTTACCACTTGACGACTCTGGAATATTAACCTACCCATAGCACTCTCACATAACTATGGATAGGTGTTTCCGCAAAACTGTTTCTTTTAATTTATTAAGCCGCTAACGAATTTAAAAACGCTTGCGCTTTTTCTGCAATCCATTTAGAATTGCCGTTTGCCAGTTTTTCTACTTCTTCAGGGTTTTCATCAAACAACTGGCGTAATGTTTTCCCTGCATGAACGCCATACTTTAACTGAATACTTCCTGCGTCGTTTGCATTATAAGAACTTGTTCTGTTCCCATAAGAAGGACTTGCAGTAGTATCTGGGTCGTCCCTTTCGGGAGATGGCAGATTCAATAAATCTTTGTAGAAGTTTTTAGTCGCACAAGTAACTGCCTTATTACAACCCTTATCCATTGTGTCTGCGCCAGAACCTTCTACTGAAATGATAATGTAATCACCAGTATCAATGTCCATAACCATGAACTTCTTGGTTGCTTCCGTTAATAAGAGTTTCCTCGGCTCACCGTCTTTTACCCCCATGTCATAGGAAACGGTGTTCTGCTCCGACTCTACGGGTACGGCAACCAGTCCTAACTTCTGCATTACTGGACGGATTGTGGTAGTCAACGTGCGTTCTGACAAGTAGTTATATTTCTGTCTACCTGCCTCCATCTTTGAGGCTTCTACATCTTGAACTTCTTCTCTCAATTGATGGATTTTTCTCATTACCGCCCAACCTCTAATTTCCTTCATTGCTTCGGGATTAATAGTCTGGGCATTTGCTTTAGTTGTTGCCAAATTATTCCTCCTTTCTTCTACGACTTCAACTAATTTTGCATTGGGGTCAACCTCTTGTACGTAGGCGAGTTTCAACTTCGCTTCTTCTACAGACATTAATTTTTCTGTAGTATAATTACTGTATAAGTGACCGTCTACGTTTGTTGAAATGAGGTATTTCTTCATATGGAGACCACTCCTTTGCTCACCGTAAGTGTATCACGTTCCGTGGGACGAGTCAAACAAATCTGCCAGACTTGTCGCATTGAACGTGTCAATGTTCGATTGCTCTTTTATTATAACGAACTCCTGTTTGTTTGTCAATACAAAAAAATAACCCCGTTTCATAACGGGGTTGTGAGTCCACTATTTTGTACTTTGATTTAATATCGCCGCCTCTAATCTTTTTACGTTCTCTTCCGCAACATTTACTTTATATTGTGCATACGCAAGTTTTAAATACGGCATTGATTCTGGTTTACGTACAAATTCCATTATTTCTTTTATTTCGTCTGGATATGTTTCTTCTTCTTTTGATATAATTGATTGCATTAAATCTTCTGAAGTAATCCCAAGTACAGTAAGAACCGCTTCAATCGTATCGTCTGCACTATTTAAAAAATACTGTGCATCATCTTTCGTATAAAAAGTTCTATAGATTTTTCCTCTATTTATATTTTTGAATCCACGTTCGTTTAACTCCCACTCAAGAGACCTTACACTAAAATCTTTTTCTTTAATCCTCTTTTCGATTTCTT